CCCTCCTCCCGTGCCGTTGGGCACGTTGATGGACTGCACGGATCCAGCACCCGTAATGTCGTCACCAGATATTTTAAGGCGGAGTTTGCCGTTGGAGTCGAACATTGAGAGGGCGTTGCCCTCGGCAGTGATGGATCCGGAACCGCCAGCTGTCCGCAAGATCTGTATGATGGCATTCTGGATGACCGCCTCCTCGGTGAAGAGGAAGCCGGTGGCAATGTTCTCGTACTGGGTGCCTATCGACTCCCACTTGCTGGAGCTCGACGGCGGGGTGCTCTCGTGGATCTCGCCCATGTCGGCCTTGGCGCGGTAATAGACGCCGTTGTATTTCACTATCGAGCGGAGCGTCGTGGTGCCTGCGTAGTATCCGTCAGCCGACCAGTCGCCCGCGAAGGGGAACTGGCAGACGGGAGCGTCGGCTCCAGGAGATCCGTTCTGCCCCTTGGCCGCCAGCGTCCAGCCGTAGCTGAGGTTCACGGTCACGCCGTCCGCCGTCACCGGTATGGTCACGTTGCCGTCCTCGTGCAGGCTGGTGCCCGCGTTGATCCAGAGGACGGTGTTCGTGGTGCTGTTGTTGACCTTCGACACCGTCAGTCCGGAGGGTGCGCCCGTGATGGTGCCTACGGTCGTGGCCACCCGCGTGTTTCCCCGGTATGCTATCACGTTCACGGAGTCGGTCGCGCTCTCGGCGTAGCCGGTGGATCCGGCCGCGAAGCAGTGCGCGTAGCTGGACAGGAAGATGGTGATGCCGTCCTGCCCTTCCTCCCCCGATCCGGGCGTCAGCCTGCCGATGGTCTTGTCAGGCGATCCGCTCGCGGAGCCCGTGGCCGTGATGACCTCCCCGGAGACGGAGATGGTTCCCGTGGGAATGCTCACGGCCGCGAAGTCGAGGTCGTCCATATATAGGTTCCACTCGAATGTCTCCAGCCAGCACAGGGAGCTCCTGTGAGTGACCAGCAGAGGCCTCAAAGCAAGGCTGGAAGGCGTGTTGAGCGTGCCGGAGGTACGAAGCCTCGGCGAGGCTATCGAGCGCGCAAAATCGCGCGAAATAAGCGACAGGAAGTCGAGGTTGGAGAAGTTCTGCGTCGACAGACTCGTCACCAGGGCGTCATTCCCCGTCAGCAGTATTCCTCCGTAGTATTTCTTGTAGTCCGAGATGTCGTTTGTCTCGTATCCTATGGCGATGGTGACGTCGGATGCGTCACCCCTCGCGTCATTGTCAATCTCTATGTTGTCCTTCCAGCCTTTCTCCGCCGCTATGGTCAGCCAGGCACCGAAGAGCCTCAGGCCCTGGGCGGTGTCCGCGGAGATCTTCACGGTGAGGGTTCCGGTCAGGACGTTTCCGTTGGAGTCGGTAGCGACGGGCACGTTGACCTGGTTCTCGGTCGCCGTCGCCCTGCTGTCCCCGCTCTCTATGCGGAACTTGATGTCCGATGCCTCGGTGTTCCAGTAGATGCCCCCGTTCTCGTCCTCGGCCGCGTACCAGGTGCTGCCGCCTGAGACGAACTTCACCTCAACGATAGCCTGGGAGTATTTCTGGACGTTGCCCGGACGGTAGATGTATGCCGCCGCGTCGAAGGTGAGCAGGAAGGGCTTCCCGATCTTCTGCGTTATCGACTGCTGGATGTATGCCTGAGGCAGGAGCGAATAGCCACCGAGCGCGGTGTTGTACGACGCGGATCCGCTCTTGGTCCAGGATGCGTCGGACAGCATGTCGGAATTGAGCAGGCCCGACACGAGGTTCCAGGGAGCCTCGACGGCCATCCGCCTGAGCGCGGGATCCACGGCCGTGGACGTGAAGTTGACCGGCCACAGCTTCCCGGGCGCGGTCATGGATCCTATCTCCATGTGACCGCCCGTCAGGGTGCCTGCCGTGCCGTTGGCCTTTATGTAGTCCGGCTTGCCCGATGTGAGGGTGACGTCATTCTCCCTAACGATCATCCAGGCTCCGTTGTAGAAGCAGATGACCGCGTTGAAGGTGGTGAGGATATACTGCAGCACGTCGTAGCAGCTCTCCCCCGCCTTGTAGTCCACGTCGATGTAGGTGTTGACGAAGAAGGCGTTGTAAGCCACTCCGCTGTATCCGAGGCGTGATATGTAGTTCACGTCCAGGGACTGCCCCGTATAGGACAGCAGGTTGACGAAGAGGGCGTGGAGCGTCACCTTCCCTATGGGGTTGAAGGTGGTACGCCTGAGCTCTCCCAGTCCGTCCGTGGCGGTCACGTTGACGTCATAGGGAGGCGCTATGTCAGGCTCGCTGTAGAGCTCCGGTGTTATGAAGCCGGACCAGATGAGGTTGTTCGCGCGATACAGGTTCACCTTGTACTGGAAGGGATCCGTGGTGTAGAACTCCGTGAACTCCCCGTCCACCTGGCACTCCGGGCTGAAGGCCAGCGAGGATCCGGACACCCTGTCGTTCTTCTGCTGCCTGAGCACCGGGGCGCTTCCGAGCGGGCGCTGTATGGGGCTCCCGCTGTAGCCGTCCTTCAGGACGTCTATCTCGGTCTCCGCACCGTTGATGCTCTCGAAGATGAACTTGTATTTTACCCCGTATGCCATTATGTAGTGTGCGAATTGCGATTGTTCGTGTTGTTGATGACGGCGGTCAGCTGGTCTCCGTCAGCCACCAGCTTGCCCTCCACGCGGACCGTGAGGGCGTTGGTGTTCCAGGCATCGGACGGGCTCCTATTGGAGAATGACGAAGTAGCCACCGGCGAAGCCGCAGCCGCGTAGTTGCCTGCAGCCGTATTTGAAAGGCCCGCCTTCACCGCGGATCCGAGTGCTATGAGCGCCGCACCTGCGGCAATAGCCACGTAAGGGTTAAGGGATTCCAGGGCGGCCTTGATTCCGGCAGTCGCCGCTCCGGTCGCCATCGCCAGCTTTCCTACGGATATCGCCATGTCGGCGAATGCGGAGAGGGCGGCGTTCTTGAAGTTGCCCCAGGCGTCTCCGCCTGACGCAAGGTCTCCCACGAGTCCACCGATGGCGGAGGACATGCTTGCCGCCAGGTTGACCAGCTCGTTGGTGAGATCCAGCGTGGCGTCCTCGTCCAGGACTGGCCTGAACTTCACCTCGATGGCTCCGTCAGGGCCAGTGATCCCCTTGGGGAGCAGGCCTGCGAGGCTTCCGGACGTGGAAAGATCAAGGGAGGTCACTCCTGCCACCTTGGCCAGCAGTTCCTCGTGGGCGCGAGCCTCCGCCGCCAAGGCGTCGGCCACCTGCTTGCGAGCGGCTGCCTCCTGGGCGACAAGGCCGTTAATGGTGGCTTGTGTCCTCTGAAGAGTTCTGATTTCCTGAGCTTCCTGTCTTGCAGTGTCGTTTGCCTTTATGCGTTGCTGGTTGGCGGCGTCGATTTCAGCGGCGGTGCTGCCCGCCAGTCCGGCCATCCGCTTCATCGCGTCAGCCAGAGCCGATTGAAGGGCAATGAGACCAGTAGGCCCTTCGTATTTTTGCTTGACGAGCTCCGTGGCCTCATTGATTGCCGCCTGCCTTGCTGCTGTGCTGTTGAGCGGATCGGTCGCTTCCTGACGCTTCTGTGCAATCTGTGCAGTGAGGTCCGACTGGCGGACCATCTCGTCGGAGATTTGGCGCTGAATCCTGTAGATCTCGCCAGCAATGCGTTCCGCTTCCGTGGCGTTTTGCCCCGCAACAATGGATGCCGGCAGCGTCTGAACGACCGAACCGACAAGGCTGCCGGATCCGCCGGTGAACATATTAAGGGCGGCCGTCTTCAGGGTGGCCAAGGCAGCGCCCAGCCCTTTCTTCAGTTCTGAGCCCACGTCGGCAACCGCCTTCCCAGTGCCAACGTTAAAGTCATGAAGAGTCTGAGAATAAGTCTGCACGTAGGCGGCGGTCATCATCTCGATGTTAGCGCCGGCCACTGTCTGCTTAAAATTCTCCGCCTCGGCATTGAGCAGCTTAAAGGCCGCGGTTGCCGCCGCTATGCCGAGGCCAGCGATACCGGCCTGGACGGCATTGATGGATGAGAGCATCTTCCCAAGGGAAGCGGTGCCCTCGTTGGAGCTCTTCTTCATCGTCTCCCCCATTCCCCTGAGGGAGGACGTCATCTTCTCCACGGCTGCGGTGTCCACGCCGAACATCCTGGCTATGGAGTCAGTCGCTCCGCTGACGGTCGAGTCGAAGTCCTTGATGGACTGCTTCGCTGTCTTCGCGCCTTTTTCCAGCCCGGTGGTGTCCGAGCTGAAGATCATCTTGAGGTTAGCTACTGTCGTTCCCGATGCCATCGTTGAAGAATTTATCCGTCTGCTCCTTGAATTGCCGGGCGAGCTCCCGGCGCTTATCGCTTGACATCGATTGCAGTTCGGCGGCGATGTCATCCGCCGTATTTCCTTTGTCCCAGGGCATCTCCCAGAAAGCCTCAACCATCCTGTATGGCTTCTTTATGAGATGATTTACTATCCTGGCTCCCAATCCTCTTGCAAGTTCCCCCGTGTGCCTGCGGTCTGAGGTCTTCTCCTGTCTGTAAGCCGCCATCGCCTCCCAGAACTCGCCCTGCGTCATGTCGTAGAAGTCCTGACGCGAGAGCCGCAGCAGGCCGAAGGCCCACCCGCGCACGTCACCGATGGTCAGCGAGTGCGGGGTGTCCTGACGGCTCAGTCTTTTTTTTCTTCGGCGGTTACCGTGTTGCGCGGCTGGGACTGCTCTGCGAAGATCCTCATGAAGGAGGTGATCGCGTCGGATGCCTCGAAGATCTGCAGGTCACCGATCATCCCCCTGGTGTACTCCCTGCCTTCCAGGCGCTCGCCTTCAGCTATGCAGCATTCGGCAAGCAGCTCCCATTCGGCCGGGGTGAGCTTGTCAAGGCTGGACAGCTTCTCGAGGCTGTCCGTCTTGTTCTCCCTGAGGAAGCCGGTGAGCGCACGCCAGTTGCACTCCACGCGGTAGTCGCGTCCGTTGATGGTGATCTTGTCCATACGCTATGATACGGCTGTCATCTCACCTGATACTGCGAAGTCGATGGTGTAGGTTCCCTCCCCATCGGCAGGGGTGCTCTCAGAATAGCCCGTGATTACGGCTGTGCCGGTGTAGGCCTGTCCTGTCCCCCTGGTATAGACGAATGTCACCTTCGCGTTGTCTCCCTTTGCGAGGGCGAGGGCGATGATGTCATCCATGTCGTTGTCTGTTCCGCCGGTTCCGTTCAGATCCATGATACCGGCCACCTTGAAGGTGATGTCCTGTCCGGTAACTGAGCGCCTGCGGTTTCCAGCGTCATCCTTGGTGATGGATTCCTTGGTGGTAGGAGTGATCGTCATGTCATCCTGGGTGACACCGATGAAGTTCTTGCTGCCTACCTTAAATCTGAAGTTGTATCCTTCCATTGTTGATTGTATTAGTTAGTTGGTTCTGGCTCCGGCTCAGTTTCCGGATCCGGATAATGCTGTGTTATCTGATAGACCGTCTCGTAATCCCAGATCCCCTCGTAGCACTTTGGCGTCTCGGACACCTCGAAGGACGTGTACTGGCCGGACCTCATCTCAGCGGCGATGGCCGCCTTGATGGCTACCGACTTCTCCCTTGCCACGCTCTCGCTCTCCGCTATGACGTAGAGCGTCACGTCTGCCACCAGATGATGTATTCCGCTCTTGGAGTAGACGGGCCTGGTGACAATGTCGTACGTGGCAAACGGATAGACCTCAACCTCCGCCTCTTCGAGATAGACCGGAATCACCGTCTCGATGATGGATGTCAGCTTGGCTGTGATGCACTCTTTCATTTCACGAGTTCGTCCTGGTGTTCAGAAAAATAGTCTTCAAACTTCTTCAGGAATACCTGTTCCTGGCCTTCCGAACCTCTCTCGAAGAAGTTCTGCTGGTGCTGGCCCACGCTCTGGTGGCGCTTCTTCGCCTTGATGGGATTCTTGAACGGGTGGTTCGGATCCCGCCTCGAGAGCGTGCCGTAGTTCGCCCAGTATGCCTTGAACCAGTCTGCCCTGTCAGCCTTCTTGGTGCTGTTGGTCACCTTGCCGTTGTTGAACATTCCGACGGACGCCTGCGTCCCCTCCCATGCCGACCTGCCGACTGCCACCTTGGATTTCACCAGCTTGCGCCAGTGCGGGATGTCGACGGCATTGCGTATGCTGCGGGTTACAGGCTTGGACGCTTCCTGCATGGACTTCTTCACGAGCTTGAGCGCCGCTTCCGGCATGTCGTCCAGCCTGCGGTAGCAGTCCTGGATGCCCTGTATGTCGACGCTTACGCTCATTATGCCTCTATCCTCCTGATAGACAGTTCGCAGAAAGGTGAAATGCGGGATATCGGATTGACTGCCTCGATACTGTACTTCACTCCCCTGATCTCGATCTGCCAGCGGGTGGTCAGCCCAGGTATCTTGTACACGGTGGCCGTGGCGCTGTAGACGCTCTCCAGGTTGGTGTTGTTCACGCTCTCGTCGACGGTCTGCTCGATCTTGGCGTACACCCGGGAATGGAAGGAAGGCGTGTAGACCTTCGCTCCCCTCTCGTTGGACGAGATGGTGACTGAGTAGACGGTGACGAGCGTGTCCAGCTCGCCTATGTTCACACGGTCATTCGTCATCGTCGTCTATCCCGTAGGTCCGGTAAGGGCGGAGCAGGTTGTCGGAAGCGGTCACCAGGGCATCCACTGTGTCGCCCGGGTTGTTGAAGAGCCTTCCGGCCTTCATCAGCACGGCTGCGCGGATGTCCGGGGGGACCGTCTCCATCCCTGCCTTCCAGGTCACCTCAACCTCCTCTCCTGTGAGCCCCGCCTGGAAGACCAGACGGGAGCCCTTGAGGGAGAAACTTGAGGAGGGAAGGTCCAGGCCGTCCAGCCTGACGCCCAGGACCTCGATGACGGGACCGCTGAGCCTCAACTCCGGACGGAAAGGACGTGTATCTGTCAGTACCGAGGGCGATATCACCTTCCCGATGGTCGCCTCAGCCGAGCGGATCGCTGCCTGCAGCTTCTCGCTCAGCTCAGCGTCCAGGTCGTCCCCGGTCAGTCTCAAGTGGGACTTAAGACTGGCCAGCGACGGCTCTGTCGGGATGATGAAAATCCGGTTCAGCATAGGTTACGCTGTTGCGATGTCGGTTGCCACTGCGAAGCACTCAGGACGGCGTACGAAGACGTCGTGATAAGCGTGCGCACTGAACTCGATGACCCTCTTCTCCTTCTCGGAGAACGGATCGATGATGAACTGGAGACCACCCCAGCCGCCTACGATCACCTCCTCGAAGTTGCCGAAGATCATGGATGAGAGAACACCTGTCTGAGAAGTACCCTTCTTTCCGTTGGAAGGGATGACGTTGCTGACCTCAACGGGATAGCCGTTGGCCCTGCCGTCGTTGAATAGGTAGAGCGGATAGCCGGCGATCTGAGGGGTAGTCTTTGCCTTTCCGTTGACCTTGGAGTTGGTCACGTAGGCGAGCTTGCCGAACAAGCCGTTGGCCGTTCCGACAACCGTCTCGAATTCAACGAGGGTGTCAAGGCTGAGCGCCCCGCCGTTGGTTCCCATAGCAACGGCTCCCACACCTGTGGTGCCGATGATGCCCTGAGGCTGGCCGCTGGAGCCGGAGCCGGTGAAGATTGCCGCGTCAAGCGCGGAAGCGTGCGCCTTTCGGAGATCGTCCATGATAAGGCTGTCGATCGCTACGTTGCTTGAGTTGAGCAAGTCGTAGGTCACGCCCTGGATAATCTGAAGTCCGTGTGGCTTCATGAGATACTTGGCATAGGTCGGTTTCTGCACGGAAGCGGCTGACTCCTCCTCATACCACGCTGCTGTGGCTCCTCCTCCCTTGACGAAAGGTATCTGGCCCTTGAGCCCGTTAAGGACGCGGACTCCGAGCTTGGTGGCCACCATCGCGTTGCGTAGGGCCTCGTAGTAGTTCAACTGGCCCTCGGTAACCAGTGCCTTTCCGTAGTTGGCCTCGGTGGCATTGGTGAAAGTGTAATCCCTGCAGAGGAAAGATGGGAGGAAGGAGCCTTCCCCTTTCTTCCCGAAAGTCTCGCGGTACTCGGCCTCACCTTCCTTGGCAAGCTCGGCCTCGAGGCCGGACAGCTTGTCGGAGCGGGACTCCAAAAGGAACTTGGTGATGGAGAAGTGCTGCAGCTCCCTCTTTTCCTGGGGAGACAGGGTTCTCTGGTTGGCGATGGCGCGTCTTGCTGCCTCGTCAATCTGAGCCTCGTTGAGCTCGTTGGTGAGGTCCTTGATTTTGATTGCCAGAGCGGCGCGAGCCTCACCTTCAGCCGTAGCGAACTGCTCAAGGGCAACGTTCAGCTCGGCAAGAATTTCATGACTTTTTCGCATGTTGTTGTAAGGTTTAATTATGGAACATAGCCGTGGCGATTCTCGCCCTGGCGATTATGATGTCGGAGTCGTCTTTCGATTCCTCCGGCTTCTGAATTCTTGTAGCAGGGTCCGGGTCGGCCTCCGGCCTGGGAGGCAGCGCCTGCTGCTCACTCTCGATGGAGCGGCGCACGGCATTGGCGTTGGCCGGTATGTTGACCACGGAGATCTCAAGGAGCTCCTGTCCGTTGTAGTAGTAGACATCCTCATCCTCTCCGGCTTTCTTGTCACCCCAGTGGCCGGATCCCGTCGGCAGGAAGCCCACGGACACGGCGTTCAGGGTGCCGAACTGGATCTTGCGGAATATCTTGTCTGCCTTGGGGTTCAGGTCAGCCGGCTCGAAGGTGATCCGGACCAGCAGCTTTCCCTCCTCGATCCAGGCCACGCCCTTGCCGATGATGTCATCGGGTTCGGCCTTGATCGACCATGAGTCGCCGTAGACGTCGTGCATGTAGCCGACCGCTCCGTTCTTGGCATAGCGGTTCAGGTCCCACTTGTCCACCGGTATGACCGTTCCGTAGCTGTCAACGGAATTGTCCGAGGCGACGAACTCCACCGTGCGGTTCTCGACGTCGATGCTCCGGCACTCCGGAGCCTCTATGACTCGTCTGTTAATCTTGTTCTCGTTTTCTGTTGGCATGGTCTGAACTGTTATGATGCCGCCGTCTTCTTGGTCGCCTTCTCGGAATACTGATACTTGCCGCCAATCTTGACGTACAGGCATACGTCATAGCTGGTGTTGGCTTCCAGATCTGGGATAGTGGCGTCAATCGACTTGCTGTCCTGGGCAACGTGATTCCAGCTGCTGGCGCTCGTCTTCTTGTAGGCGATGCCGAACTCGCCGTCCTTGTACCAGGTTATCGTCCCGGTCACGCCGATCGTCGCCTTGGTCGCGGTTCCGAGGGTCGGCCCGTCGAAAGTGGCAATGTTGTTTCTGAATAATTTCGGTAGCATATCTCTTAATCATTTTTTGAAGAGTCGTTGTTTATGATATTTCCTTCGTCGGTAACAGTCGCATAGTTGAGCGGTACCCTTGCGTTGTCAAGGCCGTTCAGCTTTTTCAGGCCTTCGTGAGCGCGTGCCTCGTTGGGGGTCATCCAGCCGTTGGAGATGCCTGAAGCGTAGTACGCAGCCCTGGCGGCCGCGTCTCCCCTCATCATACCGCGCAGGTCGAACTTGATGTTGTAAGCGCCCCTGTCCTTCTC